CAAAAAGAGCTTACGACACAAATCATAAAATCGAAAATTACAGACAAGAAAACTTTAACTTCGCTAGTTGATGAGTTTATAAAACTTCAATCAATCACTACTAAAACTTACCTAGAATCATTTCTATCCGATTTACTTATCTATGTTAATAAAAACTTTGACAGTAAAGATAAAGATACTTTATTAACTATTGTTCAAAGTAAACTCAGTGAGTTTAATATCCCATTTGAAACAAAACAGTTAGAATCTATTTATGAAAAAATTGCATTAACTGCTAGTGTAGGATCTACAAAAATAGTATTTAATAAAACAGATATAAAAGCTATAGAGTCTATGAGAAAAAGTTTTTACTGGGTAGGAAACGAATACAATCAAAACACACAAGCTAAACTAACAGATGTAATAGAATCAGCATATCAAGGTGATGTAAATAGAGCTGATATTAGTATCTTATTAAAAAAAGAGTTCGAAAATATCATAGATGCAGATGTGAGATATTTTGAGGGCGTTGCAGATCATATTATAAATCAATCTCAAAATATAAGCAGAGTAAATCAAGCCTTAAAATATGATGTAAAATATTTCAAAGTAAGAGCGAGAATAGATAAAAAGACGAGTACAATTTGTAGATCTATGCATGGAAAAATTATAGAGGCATCTCACCTAGATAATCAAGTAGAAAATATTTTAAATGCTAAAAGTATAGGAGAAAAAAAAGGTGCAGCACTTTGGAGCAGTAAAGCAGTATTTGGTAAGCTAGATAAGAACTTCGGACTTCCACCTTATCATTTTAGATGTAGAACTGGTGTAGAACCCGTATGGATAAGTGAAGATATAATAGATGGTAAAATAGTTAAATATACTGATAAAAGAAAAGATGATATCATAACTCATATAGATAAAACAGGAGTACAAAGAAGAGTTGATGCTAAAGTATTTGGTCATTCTATCTCTTCTAAAGCTAGAACTACACCAAAAAGTGATGTGATAAGTGCATTAAATAGTATCAATGAAATAGCACCACATAGTGGATTTTTTAATAGAGCAGTAGCTAAAAGTTCAAATGGCTATTTTATGGTATTTGAAGCTGATAAGCTTATAACACTTTATAAACCAACAAACAGTAAAGGAAAGAGTAATCTTGACAATCATTTTAAAACAAATGCAATAATAGATAAAAAAGAGGTAATAAAATGGAACAATACACAATCAACTTTGGAAACACCTGGGCAATCGAAAACATTAACAATATTGATAAAACTATTAAACTTGATGAAGTAAATTTTGAATACCCCTTTGGACAATGTGAAATATCAGGTGGAAATATAAACTGGATATTAGATCATACAACACCAAATGATGAGATAATTGAAAAATGTACAAATATAGAATCTTTTAATAAAAAAGCATCTTTTAAAGTTTTGCTTTTAAAAAGTGAATGGATAGACCAAAACAAAGATTTTGAAGGAACATTTATAGATGCTTTGAAATTCATACAAAAAGAGTTTAATAATGAACAATGACGACCAAGCTATAAAGAACCTACTTTTTAGAATAGGTTCAGAAGTAGCTTCAAAAGCAAAAGACTTAGCTCCATACGATACAGGTAACTTGCAAAAAGATATCCAAGTATGGGATGAGAACATAGACAACTACGAGATATCTATAGGTAACTCAAAACTAACTCCTTATGCCCCTTTTGTACATTCTGGAACTGGAATCCACGGCAAATATAAAAGAAAAATCACACCTAAAAAAGGTAAAGCCTTAAAAACACCATACGGACTCAAAGCAAGTGTAGATGGTCAAAAAGCAAATCCATATCTTATCAATGGATTAGAAGAGTATGTAAATGGCGGTGGACTTAACCGTGCATTAAATGATACAGGTGATGATATAAGTGAAGAGGTATTTAAAAATATTAGTGAGTCTTTTAAGAGTATTAGTGTAGACTAAATTTAATAAAATAAAGGAAAAAAATGAAAAAAGATTTAAAAACATGTCTTACAGAGGTTGAAAATTTCAATAGTATTATTCAGTTAGGATTAAAAAAAGATGCTATGACCACTAGCTATGACTTAGATAAAATAAAAAGTACATTAGAAAAAATCAAGGAAATTATTCCTAGCTCTGACAGTGCAGTTTTACAAGTAACTGGTATTATTGACAGATTTGATGAAATAAACCCATCTGAAGATGGTTTCCCGGAAACAATTTCCTCTGCAGAATTTAAAAAATTAGGTAAAGATTTATCAAACTTGATTAATTTGATAAATAGAAGCAAGTAAAATAAGTAAGACTTTTAAAGACATCAAAGTGGGCTATAGAATAATAGCTCCACCTTTCCCTTCTTCATCCTCTTCTCCACGTTCTAAAATATCTAGCCTTTTAGCTGCTAAAGCTAAAGACCAAAACCTATCTGCATGACCATGTATATTTCTATCTGCATCATATAACATTCTTTTTAAACCAGCTTTTCTTTTGATAGCATGAATATCAGCAATGAGTACAGGATCGTTTGGAATGGTTATCAACTTCTCTTCAAACATCTTCTTTAAATTTAAAACCATAAACTCTTTAGAACTAGCTGTGAAGTATACGCCTTCAGCTTGGCTAGGAAATTCACTCTCCATAGTCTCAGCTATATCTCTTCCTATTCCTGTCATATCTATTCTGATATTTGACTTTTTAAATACTCTTAAATGATCTCTTAAAACTGTTTTTTGAGACTCAAATTTCATCTTTTCATATACATCTTGAATAGCAAGTGTGTATCTTTTCTCAACCAAATCCAAACAACTCAAACTTGATAAATCTTTTACACGACCTATATCATAACCACTCCAAAGTACATTTTGTAAATTGGGTGTATAGTAACTATAATCTTTAACACAAGATTTAATAAGTGATATAGGAAAGAAAGAACTATCATCATCTACAAACTGACACTCATACATCATAGCCCAGCTGTCTTCATCAAATAGGTCTTTTAGTATTTGAATATCTACATCAAGACCATCTTTAACAGCATCAGTAATAGTTGTAATATGCCTAGAAAACATATAAAATTTAACATCATCTACACAAAGCTTATGAAATAAACTATCCTGAACAAAGGGAGTACTTAAAATAGTAATTCTAGCTTTTGTTTCACCAGCTTTTACAGATGTAATAGATGGAATAAATGCTTCCCATATTCTTTTAGGATTTAAGTACCAAGCAAACTCATCCATCCAAACACTTCCTGAGAACCCTTGTATAGTTCTAAAGTTATTTGCAAAGATATAAATAGTAGCTCCTGAAGGTACCTTTATTTCAGAACTAGAACCACTCAACACGATATCTAATTTTTCAGCATGCTTTTGAATCTCGGCATACCACTTCAAAGCTTGTGTTTCAGAAGCTGAAAGTATCAGCTGATCCATACCACTCATAGCATCTACTAAACACTCACCACTACATCCATAAGTAGCACCGATTTGTCTACTCTTTAACCAAACTCTAAAACGACTAGTATCATGCATAAACTCTCTTTGATATTTATATAGACCATAATCTTCATCAAGCATCTTATCTCTGTATTCTTGAACTTCTTTAGAGTGGATGATATTTTGTTTTACTTTTTTGACTATTTTTTTAGACTTCTTTTCTAATCTTTCTTTTGATTTAGTAAGCATTGCTAACTTTCTGCTGTTTGCTTCTGTTGGAGCTCTTTTAGATAAAGTGGCTATTTGCTTATCAAGATTTTCTATAGATTCTTCATTTACATTTTTATCTTCACTTTTTTTAATCCATCCATAAAGGGTAGCTCTATTTTTGATTTTAAGGTCTTTGCAGATATCTGTGATACTTACACCAGCTTTTACTAAGTTAAGTGCTTCTTTTTTGAGTTCTTGTGTATAAGCCATTATTTAGCCTTTTATTTGTTTAGACGATACATTAATCGAATAAAAATAGTTTTGAGTTTTTAAACGGGTTTTAAACGGCATAGAAAACATATTTTATTTATTTCCTATCCCTAAAAGTTCTCTTGCTTCTGTTTGAGATACAATATCTCTATCTACAAGATTTGTAACAAGATCGCTATCATCTTTAAAGTTTGTTACATCAAGCTCTTCAATTTCTAAATCAATCCCTATATTTTTAAAGAATCCCTCAACTCTTCTTATTTTTGGTTTCATAACCACTTGGTTAAAAGAATGAAGTTGATCTATAAGTTCTCTTCCCCCACCCAGCCCACCAGCTGTCATAACTCCAGCTAATCTGGGAGGTACTCCATGAGCTGCTATAATTTCATCACGTCCTACATTTTTGAGTTTCTCAAAACTCATATCTTCAATACCATCAAGTTTTTCTAATCGTATTTTTGCAGGAGGAGTTCCCTCTTTACTTTTCCCTGTATACATCAAAAGTGATTTATGAGAATTTTCATAACCTTTGTAATTATCCGAAAAAAATGTCTTAAAAGCTTTTTGCTGCTCTACATTTGGTGCTGAATTTTCAAACACAATTCCAAAGCCTGGTCTAGCTCCATTTGTAAAAAAAGTACTATTATAAGTATCTGCTTGATTTAAAGTATTGATTTGTTTTAGAACTGTTAAATAATCAGGCTCTCCATAATACTTTCCACTAGGGCTATAATATTTTAAATGGTACCCATCAAGTTTTAGAGCATCATCATTTGTTGTAAGTTGATAGATCTCTTTGTCTTTATTTAACCTACCTTGATAACCCAATATATGATGAAGATGAAACTCTTTAGTAGTACCAGCTTTTTCCATGAATGCATTCCCATACATCTCTAAATCACAACACACCGCAAATAGAAAATCACTTATAAATTCAGATGATGGTAAATATTTATCTAAGTTTGTAGACTTCACTTGTGATAAAAGTCCAGCTTTTAATTTAATACTTCTTTGATGATAGACATTGAAATAGTAATACTTTAGAAGTCCATTAAAATCTATAAAAGGATTTATGGTTCCATTTGGACTTAACGTGTCTTTATCTATATATTGTTTTGATTTTGTAGCACCTTTTAGTATATGTTCATCCATCAAATTCCCTTCATTTCATACCACATAAACCTTTTAAGGTTCAGATACCCAATACTAATATAAAAGATTTTTTTAATCACTCTAAATACTCATATATGGAGTGTTTTAAAGTTTTGAAATTGTCATAATAGTGGAGTAAATTTAAAGAAAGGAACACGATGTCAGATAAAAAGAAAGCAACTAAACTTACTGATATATCTATTACACATATATCTTTAGTGAAAGCTGGAGCAAATGGGAAAGATATCATTTATAAGTCGAGTGAGAACGATCCATTACATCAACATCAAATAAAAATTTCTAAAACTGATGATGAAAAAGGTGTGATATATGGTGTAGTTTATGCTCCAAATCAAGTAGATACTGATGGAGAGTATACAGATGCAGATGAAATCATAAAAGCAGCATATAACTTTATGAAATCAAAAAACACTACAAATGTAGACAAATCGCATAGTTTCAATAATGAAAAAGCATTTATTGCTGAGAGCTGGATCATCAAAGAAAATGATTCTATTTTTCCTGAAGAAGCTTTAGGTTCTTGGGCTGTAGCAATTCAGCTTGAAGATGATGTTCTTAAAGAACAAGCAAAAACAGGAGAGATAGCTGGTATCTCTATGGCTGGAACTGCTACGAAAATAGAACCTGAAGTATCAAAAGCAGATGAAAAAAGTTTTTCTATGGATGATGTTTTAAATATGTTCAAAAAAATATTTGGAAGAACTTCAGTAGAAATAAGTGGTCATGTTTATAACGATGAAGCAAATATACACAAATCACAAGAAGGGGAAGAGTTGAAAAAAGAAGATGTAGAGAAAACTATCAAAGAAGAGATAGAAAAAAGTGTTAAACCTTTAAATCAAAAGATTGAAGATTTAGAAAAAGAAAATGGTGAGCTAGTAGAAAAGCTTAAAAAAAGTAAACAAGATGACACACCAGCTAAAACTGATGTAGAAAAAGCAAATTCAATAGAAGGAATTTTATAATGCAAAATTTAACAGATATTTTAAAAGCAAACACAACACCACAAGATGTAACACTCAGTGGAAATCTTACACCACAACAAGCAAGAACATTTATTAAAGCTATTGTAGATAGACAATCTATCCTAAAAGATGTAACAGTAGATATCTCTTCTAAACTTACAAAAGAAAGAAGCACTTATGATATTGCAAAAGGTGTATTAAGTAGACATATAAGTGGAACTGCTCCATCTACAGCTGCTATGAAAAAACTTGGAAAAATTGGGTGTAATCTTGATATGAGTAAAGGTGTATCTTTAAATGCAAGAATTTTACAAGATACTTTAAATGATAACAAAGATAATCCAAACTTTGATACAGAGCAGTTTGCAAGTTTTGCTGTTGCATTTATGAATGATTTAGATTATTTAGGAATTGTTGGTACAGATGATAATGCAGCATCTACAGCAGAATTTGAAGAATTAGCCAAAGGTTGGGTGCAAATTGCAAAAGATAGCTCTGATTCTAAAAAAGTAACTACATCTGAAACAGAGGTGGCTGCACAACTTCAAAAAGTAGTTGAAAATATTCATGAAGATTGTAAAGGTGGAAAAGCTGTTATTTATCTAAGTGCAGTTGATTATGATGCTTATCAATTAGAAGTATCTGAAGCTTATCCAAATAGTGGAGCTTTAATAAATGGTGGAATTAACTCATTTATGGGGTACAAACTCAAACCAAATGAAAATATGAAAACTGGCGAATTTCTAGCCACAGTTCCTAAAAATATGGTCTTTGGAATCTCAAATCAAATTGAGAGAACGAGATGGTATGACAATGAACTTTCTTGTTTAAGATATAAATTTGTTGTGTACTGTGATTATGAATTTGATATTCATAAATATGTAACTTTAGTGACATTTGTAGCAGCGTAAAAAGTACAATTATGGAATCAGTAAATATAGAAGATTTAAAGGGTTTATTCCCTTTGAGCTTAGAAGATACAGATATAACTCCACATCTTAATCGTGCAATATGGGATTATAATCATATTACTTTTGATGAAGAGATACAACAAATTGAAGTTATAGGTTCTAAGTCTTTATATTATCTTGCTCCATTACTTTTTATTGAGATGCAAAGTCGAGCTGAAGAGTATGCCGAATCTCTTGAGACATTTAAAGACGTAAAGAAGTTTCAAGAGTATTGGCTCAATCGTGCCAATAGTGCATTAAATAAAACAAATAATGATGATGAAAGTGAGATGTTGTGGGACAGTATATAAATGAAGATGAAGCTAGAAATGCTATCAAAAGTATTGTAAGTACACATACAACAGACTTCACACTTTTTACGCAAAAAAGAACAACTATCAAAACGGCATGTAAAGAAGTAGTATTTATAGCTATTTTTTTATATGAAGAAAATAATGAAGAGCTTTATAATAAATTTGTAAAAAATCATGTTCAAAATAATGATGGAATGAAGTTATTAAAAAGTGATACTTTTTTTGAAAATGGAAAGAAAAAAGAAGCATTTCATATTGAATGTGAAGTAAGAGGTGTGTGATGGAAGAACGAATTATAAAGCTTGAAGTTACACAAGAACATCATGCTCTAGAGATAAAAGAACTCAAAGAATCAAACAAAACATTAACAGAATCTTTTAGTTCTTTTTCTAAAAATATAGCAGCGATTAAAAACTGGATTATTGGTGGTGTTACACTAGCAATAATTCAACAAATAGGACTTATTGAGTTCTTAAAAAAAATCATATTTTAAAGGATATTAGATGGCAAACGAAAAAGTAACCGTAAAAGTTCTAAACCCAAAAGGTGTTAGAGATGAAAATCAAAAATTGGTACCAATAGGTAAAACTATGGAAGTACTTAAAACAACAGCAGATATTTTAGTAGAAAATGAAGCTGTTGAATTAGTTGAAGAACAAAAAGCTACAACAACTCAAATAGATAAAAAGGATAAATAATGGCAGATATAGAAAGATATATAGGTGGTGGAACGGTTGAATTAGCACTTTACAATGGTACTGGTTATGAACCATTTGTAGCTATTGGAGAGGTGCAAACAGCAACTTTAAAAATATCAAATACTTATGCTGATGGTTATAGTAAAGATGAAGGTGTAAAAAAGCAAGTAGACAAAGTACTTACTGAAACAAAAGCAACTACAGCATTTACAACACAAAACATGAGTAAAGACAATATGGCGATGGCTATGTTTGGTACAGTTGGAACTGAAGTTTTTGCTATTGGAGATACTTTACCAGATGGAACAACAGCAACAGTAGAAACTACACTTGATGTGATAAAAGGTGGAACGATTGCAAAAGTAGAAGGAAAAATTAGAATTATTGGTAAGAACTTATCAGGATCTAAAAACCCTGTGCTTGAAATACATCATGCTTTTATCACTCCTAGTGGAGATGTTAGAGATTATTTTGCAGAAAAACATGCAACTGTTGGTTTTGATTGTGAAATAGTTAAATTAGATACTGAAGATTCTCATTTCAAAGAATACTTCATGGCAAAAGCGTAAAGGATTAAAAGATGAACTTAAAATTAGATAAAAACACAAGAAAATTTATAGATGTAGAGATCGAATTAGATAGTAAAAAATTAAAATTCACATACTTTGAAAAAGTTACAAAACAAATTAAAGAGATGAAAAAATTGTCAAAAGCACCAGGTACAAAGATGTATGAAATTGATGAATTATCATTTAAACAATTTTTTGATAATTTCAAAGGTGAAAAAGAAGAGATTGAAGCAGTAAAAGAATTTTATGAAGAAAATGGAAATTTTTATGACTTCATAAATCTTTGTGATGAAGAGATGGGAAAGCTCAAGAAGAAAGCATAAAGAGTGTCATAGCTTACATAAAAACACTTGGAAAAGATAACGGAATATTTTCGTATGAGTTAGAAACTAATTATGAATATATTTTGTTTGATATATATCAAACATCTCTAAAAAACAATGGATTTGGGGTAGAGATAAGCTATGAGATAGTTAAAGATTATTGTAAAAAATATAAGTTTGATTCTATAGATATATATAAAATCATGAAAAGAATACTAAGTAAAGTTAATAGTACTACATAAATCTTTTTAAGATTTAGTAGTATCGCCATATAGTGGTAGAAAAGGTGATAGTAGATGAATAAAGAATTAAAAATCAAAATTAAAGTTGACAAAGATACAGGTGC